ATACCGGAGGGTACAGTAACAATCCTACAGTAGCCACGCGGCCCCCCGTCCCCCAAAGTTATCCACAGGTTTTACATAAGTTATACATGAGTTATACAGGGCCTATGCATAAGGTGTGCATAAGTTATACATAAGTTATCCACAGGCAAGTGTGAGTGTGCATGAGGGTAGCCTTTGGGCATACATGGGCATGACATAAGCTGACACTAGTATATAGTAGTAGCACTAGCACTTGTCGTTAACAGGTAAGCCTATGTCGTTATTGTGATAGTCATGGTCGCTAAGGTGTTTAAACTGGGAACCATCAAGTAAACAAATACTAATCAACATAAACAACAGAGGCGTTACAAATGAAAACAATTATTGATATGAGATTAGAACTAATGTATTTATCAGGCGAGGCAATGGAGCAAGGCAATAGCAAAGCGTCACAGATATTTATGAAAGCTTATGTGGCTTTAGAGGAACTTATGACTGTTGAGGAAAGACAAACGGAGGATGAAGAACATCTGGCATGGATGCTTGACCATACAGCAAACAAGGTTGAACTGATATAGTAGCTTTGTCTATGCCTATCGGGTACACTGGTAGGCATTAATAAACCAACTATAAACCATAAGGATAACGATAATGAAAACTAAAGTATACTGGTCAAAAACTGTTGAGATTATCCACTGCGAAGACGGTGTTTATCTAGCATCAGAAGATGGTGAGACTTACGACCTAGAGGATTTTATGCGTTCTGACGGTGAGTATGATGCCGTAGCAGGGATGACTAATACAAGCGCACTCGCAGTAAACTTAGACCCTGAAGGTGAGACTGGTACTTTATACTGCATTGGATAACTAAACCAACTATAAACCATAACAGGAGTAACACCAGATGAAACTGAAACAAATAGGTAGCAACCAAACAGAATTAGACCTTGGCTTTGCACAGGTATTCTTCAGCTACGAAACACCAGTAGCGGCACGTTTAACAGACGGCTCACTAGTGCGCACAGATGAACGCTATAGTGTGACCACAACCAAGCATATCAACAAATGGTTACAGGGTTGTGATTGTGAAACAGTCTCACAGTATCGCATAGACTGCTTGCTAACGTCTGCCAGTGAGTGCGACGCTGATTATAATGAGGTAGCATAATGGCAGTAATGAGCATATTATTAATAGCATCCGGCTTCTATGCAGTATGGGAGTCAGAGAAAATAATTCAGGAAAAACACGACAGGAGAAATAAAAAATGAATAAAGCAAAGATATTAATGAATAAGCGAGAAGCTCACACAGAGGCGCGTAAAGCCTTTATAGTCGATGCGGTAGGTTGGGCACTCTTAAGCCTTGGAACGGCTGTAATAGCCCTTATAGTGTACACAATGGCAGTTGTAGTGCTTGGAGGTGACTTATGAGTACTAAATGGTCAAAAGATTTACCTGCGGTTCTAGGTGGTGATGATCCAATTCAAAACGATGCGGAAATACTAGTATACTTTGATGCATTCCTAAGTGAGGATGATACTAAACAAATTGCTAGACTTGCTTTTCATAATGATTTAGACTTAAGCGATGAGTTTGTCAAAAGAATATTAGACGTAGCGGAAGGAATGCGAAGCGTTTATGCTAATTACCCTAACGGCTATGTACATGTTCAAGTTAGATTTAATTTAAACTATTGTAATATTTGAGGATAGAGTTATGAATGGATGGAATGGAAGTTGTGAGGATTGGTTACACGGTGACGAGTGTTATAACGACACCCAAGAATTGCCGGATGCATACGAGTATGAGCCAATGCAAAAATGGGAGATTGACGCGGCCATTGCGTCACTCAAAGCCAAAGCAATGTACCACGCAGGGGCAAACCATGACTAAATGTCAGTGTGGGGAGTGTGCAAAGATAACAGAGCAAAGACAGCACTATTGTGCTAAATGTTGGATAATGTATTTTTACAATGGTTTTAAACTAAAGGAGCAAAAGGATGTTGATATTTAACAGGCATTTAACTATAGAGCTTATCAATGGTTGTGGGGTGTTCTTAGAGATTGCAGACAGTCGCGCAGTGTGGACAGTGGACAAACAGACGGAAGAGGTAGGGGCTTTACCTTTCATGGGCGTAATGCTATACTTACCTTTCATATTAATCACATTTGGACAAGTATATGAGCAAGATTAAAGAGGAACTAATAGGCTACGAGTACGAGCCTAGTGAGTGGATAGAGCCAGAAGCACAGAATATGGTCAATGAGTTAATAGAATATCAAGTATACTGTATGCCCCTATCTGAGCTAATGGCGAGAGTAACCAAGCAGATGACGGATGAGTACTATAATAATTCATACGACAATATGACAAAGAAGTATAAGGAGGTATTTAAATGAGTACTGCAACAGATTATGTGTCTAGAGTGCGTCCAAAGTTTAACCAAGGAGATTATATAATGAATATAGATGATGATAACAAGTGTACTACGACAACAGCAGATTGGCCTTTAGAAGACCTTACCAATTGGGCTTGTATACCACATGGTGATGGTCATGTTGATCTGAATTTCTTTTATCAGGAGGATAGTGAGTATAACCCCACCGACAAAATTGTACTTGTTGTTTATCAGGCATCAGATGATGGCTCACAAACAAACTGCAATGACCCTAAAACATGGCGAACCTTTGACTTAGTAGAAAGACCAAAGGAGGTTTGAAAATGAGCAGATGCAAAGCATGTGACACTATTATGAACGAATACGAGCTTAAACGTATTGACCACAACACCGGACACCATTTCGACCTATGCAATGTTTGTGCTAGGTATTCAATGGATGCAATGCAAGATGCGTGGAACGATTCAAGCACTGAAATAAAATTAGATGAATTGGTGCTTGACAGGTCAATCAATTAGCAGTATAATATACTTAAGAAGCAAAGGAATATTTTAAAGATTATAATTAAAGTTTAACCAAACGATACTTAAGTATCATAACAAGTGAGGAAGTAACTATGGCAGTAGTAGAAGGAACATTAGCATTTGAGAACCTAGACACCCACGAAATGTATCAGGGTCAATCCACAGGTAAATACTCAGTCGTAATTAGTGTCGATGAGGACACCGCTAGTAGTCTATCAGGCTTAGGCGTTAAGATGCGAGAGTATGAAGGAGTCAAACAACGGAAGTTTAGCACCAAGTATGACGTACCTGTCTATGATAAAGAAGGTATGCCCTTTACTGGTCGGATTGGTCGTGGCTCTAAGGTACGGTTACTGTGGGCAGAATCAGGCGCACCGCATCCAGTACACGGCACTAGCACCTACCTTAACAAGATCAAGGTGTTAGAGGTAGCAGAGCAAGATGATGGCGAGGAGTTTTAATGTCAGTCGAGTCAACCTTTGTTAGACATGAGCCATGCCCTTCATGTGGTTCATCCGACAATCTGGCTCGTTATTCAGACGGCCACGCCACCTGTTTTTCGGGTGGTTGTGGTCATTATGAACATGGCAACGGTCAGATCAGTCAATTAGCAATTAACAATAAGCCTACAAGGATATTAGAGATGACAGGTGTAATCGCGGCAATCCCTGATCGTAGGATCAACCAAGAGACATCCAAGCGGTATGGTGTCACAGTTGAGTACGGTACTGATGGGACAATTACCAAGCACCACTACCCATACCACGATAAAGATACAGGCGTGGCTACAGGGACTAAGGTACGTATAGTAGAGAACAAACAATTTTATGCGACAGGCTCCTTTGACAATGCAGGACTCTTTGGTCAGCAAGCATTCAAGTCAGGTGGCAAGTACATAACAGTAGTAGAAGGAGAGGCAGACGCTCTGGCAGTTAATGAGATGTTTGACGGTAAGTGGCCTGTAGTATCCATTAGGTCAGGTGCGGCTAGTGCGGCTAAAGACATCAAGGCTAATCTTGAGTGGCTTGAGACGTTCGACAATGTGATTATATGCTTTGACAATGATAAGGCAGGGCAAGAGGCCGCAAGGTCAGTACTGGACTTGTTCACCCCCAATAAGGCCAAGAACGTCACACTGCCCATGAAGGATGCAGGGGACATGCTCAAGGCTCGTAAGGTGCAGGATTTTGTCAAGGAGTGGTGGAACGCTAAGACCTATCAGCCTGACGGCATCGTGGCAGGTAATGAGACTTGGGACATGATTATTAAGCAGTCCAATGTTAAGTCAATCGACTATCCTTGGGCTTGTCTTAATGAGTTTACCCATGGCTTTAGACCGAAGGAGCTAGTTACCATTACGTCCGGCTCAGGCATGGGCAAGTCCCAGATAGTCAGAGAACTAGAGCATTATCTGCTAGGTGCTACTGAGGACAACATTGGTATCCTAGCGTTAGAGGAGGACATACCTAAGACAGCGTTAGGCATCATGTCCATAGAGGCTAACAAGCAGCTTCACCTCGACAAGACGGTATCACAGGAAGAGAAGAAGGGTTATTGGGACAGGACGCTAGGCTCAGGACGTATCTATATGTTTGACCATTGGGGTTCTACGAGCGAGGACAATCTGTTAGGCCGCATACGTTACATGGCTAAAGGCTTGGACTGCAAGTGGATAATTCTAGATCACCTCAGCATCGTGGTCAGCGATCAGGACAACGGTGACGAGCGTAAAGCTATCGACAGCATTATGACCAATTTGCGTAAGCTAGTACAAGAGACAGGTGTAGGGCTATTTTTAGTATCACACCTGCGTAGACCTAGCGGCTCAAAGGCACATGAAGATGGCGGTAAGATCAGCTTGGGAGAACTAAGAGGTTCAGCGGCAATCGCGCAACTTAGCGACATAGTTATTGGTTTAGAGCGAGATCAGCAACACGCAGACCCTGAGACACGTAACACAACCTGTGTGAGAGTGTTAAAAAATAGGTTCGTGGGCTTGACAGGGCCGGCCTGTTACCTGTATTATGATAAGGTCAGTGGTAGAATGATAGAAACCAGTTGTCCAGTAGGTAATGAGACGGAGTTTTAATATGACAAACACAGTACAGCAGTATCAAATAACATCACCAGAAAACACAGATGTTTTACTTTTAGAAGATTCAATTAATGAGTTGAGAAGATTAGGTAAGAAGAAGATATACCCTTACGGAGCAGGTCAGATATGTTTTCACCACCGTAAGTGTTACTTCTTTATCTCCCCTGCAAGTATGAAGTGGGCACCAAGACACAAAGCGTGCGCATCGTGGTACAAAGGTGCAAGCAGTATTGAGGAAGTGTTTAAGTCTATAAACGGTTGGTGTGACTATAGAGATAGAAAACAACAGGAAAACCAAGAGGTTTAAATGCTTAAAATAGTATTTGACATAGAGGCTAACGGTCTAAACCCTGATAGGGTGTGGTGCATCGTTGCTCACATTGTAGGCACTGAAGAGTTCTTTGAGTTTCACGGCTTCAGTTTATACGACTTCAATGAGTGGCTTCTGGGCTTTGATAACTGTGAAGTGATAGGCCATAATATAATTGGCTATGACATACCAGTGTTGGAGAGGTTATTAGGTACTGATTTTAGCAAGTGTAAGATTACGGACACCCTAGTCCTATCAAGACTAGCGAATCCCTCAAGGGACGGTGGACATTCTTTAGAGAGTTGGGGACAGACACTGAACCAACCAAAAGGTGATTATAATGATTGGGATAATTTCTCGCATGATATGTTGGAGTATTGTGTACAGGATGTTAAAGTTAATACGTTGGTGTACAAGAGATTACTTTCTGAGCTTAAGGGTTTTGAGCCTGAATGCATTGATCTTGAGCATCAAGTACAGGGTATTATTTCAAGTCAGATTAAAACAGGTTGGCTCTTAGATCAAGAGAAGTGTTTTTTATTATTAGCTGAATTAAAGGAGAAGAAGTATGATCTTGAGGACAAAGTGCATGAAGTTTTCAAACCGTTGCCTACATTCATCAAGAAGGTTACGCCAAAGATTAAGAAAGACGGTACGATCTCTGTTGTCGGACTCAAGTTCCTAGGAGAGCAATGGGATACAGCTATAGCACCATTTAGCCGCATAGACTTCCCAGTGTTTAATCTAGGTTCACGACAGCAGATAGGCAGACACCTGCAGTACTACGGTTGGAAGCCTAAGCAGTTCACTGAGAAGGGACAGCCCATTGTTGATGAGGCAGTGCTTAGAGCAGTCAAAGACATACCGGAGGCCGCGTTGATAGGTGAGTACCTTATGCTACAGAAGCGCATAGCACAGGTTCAGAGTTGGCTAGAGGCAGTTAAGGATGACGGCAGGGTTCATGGGTACGTTAATTCCAACGGTGCTGTGACAGGCCGCATGACCCATAGTAGTCCGAACATGGGACAGATTCCGGCAGTGTATTCACCTTACGGCAGAGAGTGCAGAGATGTGTGGACTGTGCCAGAGGGATACAAGTTGGTAGGTATGGATGCATCTCAGCTAGAACTTAGAATGTTAGCACACTACATGAATGACGAGGGTTATACAAATGAAGTACTCAACGGAGATATTCACACGGCAAACCAGTTGGCTGCGGGCCTTGAAACTAGAGATCAAGCAAAGACTTTTATATACGCTTTCCTATATGGAGCAGGGGACGCAAAAATCGGAAGTATCGTTGGGGGAACTGCAGTTGATGGTAAACGACTTAAGGA